GGGCGCGATTGCATTGGCCAGCTATTACGGCGCAGATCGAATAATCCTGATCGGCTACGATTGCCAATATGCCCAAGATGGAAAGAGGCACTGGCATGGTGACCACCCAAAGAGCATTGGTAACGCGGTTTCCATGCCTAAATGGCCGGCACAGTTCGAGTCTGTTTCAAAGATGGTCAGCGGCGTGGAGGTGGTTAACTGCAGTCGCGAGACAGCGTTGAAATTCTGGCCGCGCATGGATTTGGAGGCTGCTTTAAATGAAAGTTCACGGCGTTGATTTGATCGCAGACGGCGACATGGTGCTGCATCACCAGCATAGAACAGGAAAGCCATTCGAAGCGGAGTCGATCGCTGAGTGGAGAGATATTGCAGCCGGCACTATGGTTGATGTGGGCGCCTACACCGGTCTCTATTCAATATTGGCGGCGCAGCATGGAGCGGATCGTGTAGTTGCATTTGAGCCAAATATTAAGGTGTTTGATCGTTTGCTCGAGAATGCTGCGATTAATGGTGTTAGCAGTCTTGTTGATTTTTATCTAGCCGGCGTTTCGGACTCAGAAGGCGAAGGGGATCTTCAGCTAAACACTAATGTGCGGCTTACAAGCGCTGGGCGGGTGGTTGAGGGGAAGGGAATCAAGTTGATAACGCTTGATTCGCTCTTATTGAGAAATGTTACTGCTATAAAAATCGATACGGAGGGAATGGAGAGCTCCGTTCTGCGTGGCGGCATTAATACAATTAAGCGCGATATGCCGCTATTGATCACTGAGGCGCTGTGTGAGTCGGCGCTTGTTGAGCAGCAAGAGATACTTTTCCCTATTGGTTACAGGTGCCGTCAGGTCGATCAATGGAATGTCGTGTGGCGAGCGTAACGCGGGTATGCGTATTGCGTGCCGGCAAAGAGTATCAGCCAATCCATGTTCAATGGCTGGCGCGTCAAGTGCCGGGTTTGATCTGCCTTTCGGATGTGCCGGTTCCCGGCGTTACGACAATACCTTTGCGGCATAACTGGCCTGGCTGGTGGGCAAAGATAGAGTTGTTTTCTACCTTGATTAAAGGCGATTTGTTGTATCTCGATCTGGATACCGTTGTTCTCGGCAGTCTTTCAGATTTGGAGAATATCGGAGCAACGACATTGCTTGAAGATTTTTACAAGCCAGAACTAAAGGCATCCGGCTTCATGTTCATCAAGCAGGAAGATAAGGCCAAGGTTTGGGATGCGTTTATTGCTGACCCCAGTGGCCACATGCAGCGCTGTACAACGCGAGCGCGCTGGGGGGATCAGGGTTTCTTACAGGATGTGCTTCCTGCTCATACATGGCAGCAAGAAAGACCGGGGGCTGTGGTTTCCTACAAGGCTCACTGTCAGAAAAAAATTCCGTATGGCGCAAGGGTGGTGTGCTTTCACGGCAATCCTCGGCCTTGGGCTGCAAAACAAAATTGGGTGTTGCCATTATGATTACTCTTGATGAGGCGAAGCAGTATCTTGATGTCATCCATGATGCAGATGACGACAAGCTTCAGATGTTGCTTGACGGCGCTGAAGACGAAGCTTTGCAATTTCTTAATCTAGAAAGCCTAGACGATCTATGCGCGTGCGACTCTTCTGGTAGCCCCAGCAGCGAACCAAGCGTTTCTGGCAGCGTTCGCCTGGGTGTCTTGATTTTGTTGCAGGCCTCTTATCAGTCCAGCCCGGCGGATGCTGAGCAGCTTCGAAAGGTCGCAGAAACGAAATTAATGCCGTACCGGTGTGGGTTGGGAATTTAATGCAGTCTTATCGCCTTCGCCATCGCATTGCTATCGAGGTGGCCATTGATACGCAAGATTCCCAGACTGGCGTTGTAGAGGTTACCTGGCAGCCCTTCGTGTTAAACGGTGTGTCAATGTCCTCGGTTCCAGCTGAAGTTCTAACCGGTCCCGGAAAAGAAGCAAAGGCAGCTGGTGTCATACAGTCTCCAGAGATGATGCGTGTCAATTTCAGGTGGTTTCCGGGCTTAACAGAGAAGATGCGAATTATTTGGGATGGTCGAATAGCGAATATTACTGGGCTTGAGACGGATATCACAGGTCGTCGCGAGTGGCGGATTACGGCTGAGTACGGCGTTAATGATGGATGAATGCAAATGATATACACGCTTGAAAATACCAAAACCGAGTCCAGTAGATCCGCACACGGCGAATTCCCAAACCATATTTGGAAAAGTCTCTGTTGTTCTGGAGAGGCAGTGTCGAGTTATAGGCTGTGAGCGACAAGATCGAGTTTAGTTTGACCGGTGTTGATGAGCTCCTTGGGCGCCTTAACGGATTGAAGCAAGAGGTCCGTAAACGCTCCGGCCGTTCGGCGTTAAGAAAGGCGGCGAACTTGATTCGTTCTGAAGCGGCCAGTCGCGCTGAGGCCCTGAACGACCCGAAATCTTCTCCAAAAATCTCTGACAATATTGCTGTGAGGTTTTCGAATGGAAGATTTAAACGCACCGGCGATTTAATGTTTCGAGTGGGCGTTTTAGGTGGGGCCGGCGGTGGTGGTGCGGGCGCTTTTGATGGTTTGCCCGGAAAAGATACACGGCATTGGCGAATGTTAGAATTTGGAACTGAACATATGGCGGCAAAACCTTTTATGCGGCCTGCTCTTGAAAACAACATTGGTCCCGCAACTAATATATTTATTGTAGAGCTTGATAAAGGTATTAGTAGGGCAATTAAGCGTCAGGCCAAGAAGGCTGGGAAATGACCTATCCTCCGATTTACGAAATCATTTCTGTTGTGCCTGCTATAACGAACCTTATCGGCTCGAACCCAGTGCGGTGTTACCCGTTCGGTGAGGCGCCACAGGGTGTTCAGGGGCCATATGTTGTTTGGCAGCTTGTCACCGGGTCTCCTGATAATTATCTGAAGCAATCTCCTGACACTGATTCTTTTAGTGTTCAGATTGATATCTATTCTAAAGATGCAGAGCAGTGCAGGTTTGTGGCCACGGCATTTCGTGATGCGCTTCAGTCAGTCTCATATATCACGCGTTGGGGTGGGGAATCTCGCGACAACGTAACAAAGAAGTATCGCGTTAGCTTTGACGTCGATTTTATCACCTCTCGAAACTAAGCCCTTCCGGGCAGTTTAAAACCCACGCTGGAGAAAGAAATGAGCAAGCTGACTCAAGGAACTCAGGTTTTTTTCATTGATCCAGAGGGCAGCGCGCCCTCTGTTGTGGAGGTTGAGTGCGCGACCTCCTTTAATCCTGGTGGCGCGCCCGCTGATCAGATTGAAGACACATGTTTGTCCGCGAATGAGCGTTCTTATAAACCCGGTCTGCGTACTCCTGGTCAGGCGTCGATGACGATTAATGCCGATCCTGAAAATGGCAGCCACATTCGTTTGCATGAGTTGAGCGAGGAAGATCCTCAGCCAACACTGAAATGGGCGGTTGGCTGGTCTGATGGTGATAGTTCACCTGGTATTAATAGCAGTGGTGACTTTGATCTTCCGTCAGATCGGACGTGGTTTGTTTTTGAGGGCTATGTCGCGGACTTCCCGTTTGATTTCCAGTTGAACGCAGTTGTGACTACGACTGTTTCTATTCAGCGTAGCGGCGGCAGCAGCTGGGTTCGCAAAACACCTTAATACAGGGTATGTAAATGGATATTAAAACGCTGGAAAAAATGGGAGGGATTGTTTCTTCGGAGCCGGTTCTTGTTGAGGTTAAGTGGGATGATCGGATTCCTGTTCCCGATACATCAGGCCGTAATCCAACAAGGACTGTGCGTGCCGACGATGGCGGCCATCTGGTTGAGCCGAATCCTGAATGGGATGAGACATATATCGGCGAGATGTCTACGTTTCAGGTTCGCATCAAGCAGCTCTCATATGGCGATGTTGAGCGTATTCGTTCTCAGCCCATAGATCCGGAAAAGCCCAATCGCAGCGCGAATGCTTTATTGATCGCAGAGAGCGTATTGGTTGGTGAAGAGGGCGATGATCAGTTCACATACGAGCAAGCCTATCAATTGAAACCCACGTTGGCCGCCGCGCTTCTTAAGGCGATTGGCGAGTCTACAGCTGTAAAGAGCTGACGCCTTCCGATGAGTTCTGGTGCGAGCTGGTTTTGGCTGGTGTCGGTGGGCGGACGATCGCACAGGCGAAGCGCGCACTCTCTTTTGGTGAGGTTGAGGTCTGGCAATCCTTCATGCGTAAGCGCGGGCCAGTAAGTATGCAGCGAAGATCTGACTGGCCCGCGGCTCTGATCGCGATGTTGTTGTCTCGCCTTGGGGGAGATAAGACCAGTCGGATGATGGACTTTATGCCGTTTGCCGACAAAAACGACGGCGAAATTTCACTAGATTCAGCGTTGAAGGAGTGGCAGTAAATGGGGAATCGTAGCCTTGGTACCCTTACCCTTGACTTGGTGGCCCGTATTGGCGGCTTCGAGCAGGGCATGGATAAGGCTGCCAGAGCATCTAAGAAGCGCACGGATGCGATTCGCGGGCAGCTTAAAGTCGCTGGCACTGCGATGGTCGCCTTTGCTGCTACATCTACAGCAGCACTGGTGGCTATGACCAGGGCTACTTTGGATAATAGTCGCGAAGTTATTCGGCTCAGTCAGATTTCGGGTGCGGGTGCTAAGGAGTTTCAGCGCTATGCAGCCGGTGCAAGATATCTCGGTGTTGAGCAGGAAAAGCTTTCTGATATTTTCAAAGATACTGGCGATAAAGTTGGTGACTTCTTGGAGACAGGTGGTGGGCCGCTAGCTGATTTCTTTGACAATATAGCCCCTAAGGTTGGTGTGACCGCTGCGCAGTTTCGAGACCTTTCTGGGCCAAAAGCGCTTCAGCTTTATGTTGATAGTTTAGAAAAAGCAAACCTCTCTCAAAGCCAAATGACGTTTTATATGGAGGCGATCGCCAGCGATGCCACCATGTTGCTGCCATTGCTTAAGAATGGAGGAGAGGGTTTTAAGCTTCTAGGTGATGAGGCCGAGCGAGCGGGCGTTATTTTAAGTGATAAAACGCTTAGCAGCGCTCAAGAATTAAATACGGTTCTATTCCTGATGGAGCAGTCATCAGTTGGTTTTAAAAATCAGCTAGTTGAGGGGATGTTGCCGACTTTGCGTGATCTTGGGCTGGCGTTTTCAGATGTTAGTGTTGATACAGCCATTGCTAGTGAAGTTGGTTCTACTTTAACAAACGTTATGAAGGGCTTGGCCGCTGCGGGAGTTGGGGCATGGGCAGCGGTTCAGCTTGTCGGTAAGAGTATTGCCGGTTTGGTGGCTGTAGACGCTGCAGCGACGGAAGGTGGATCTTGGTATGAGCGGCTAATACCTGGCGCTAGTGCAGTTAGGCTGATTAAGAACTGGGACGGTGTTAAAAACCAGCTTGGTGTTGTTGGCGATGATCTTGATGAAACCGCGATGAGATATGGCGGATTGATCGATAAAATATGGTCTGCCGGCGATGATAGCAACACGAAGGGTAAGTCACAGATTAAGTTGCTGGCTGATTTGCTGAGTCAACGTGATAGCTTGCTGGCTGGTGGTGGTACCCAGAGCTCTTCTGCAGATGCCGATGCTGAGGCCGCGCGTAAAGCTGCCGCTGCAAAACTTCAATCAGTTGTGGATTCTCTGCAAACGGAAGAAGAATCAATTCTTGCGAGCTATAGAAATCGGCGAGAGATTATTCTTGCTAACACGGAAGAAACCTCTCTCGCGCGGCAGTCGTTGCTTTATCGACTTGAGCAACAAACAAACGAAAAGCTTGGGGAGTTGAATCAGGGCTTCTGGGCTAATTACCTTGATGCAGCCTCGGATGCTTTAACGTCACTTGATGATATTGCTTCTACCACAATTGGAAATTTTTCAAGCGGGATGGGCGCAGCGCTAGAGAGCATGGTTTTCGATGCCACGTCGACAAGTGATGCGTTTAAACAGCTTGGCGAAGGAATGGCTCGCTCGGTGATTAACGCTCTTGGGCAGATGGCTGCTCAATGGCTTGCCTACAAGGCTGTTCAGCTTCTAGTGGGAAAAGCGACAGCCGCATCAGCAGCCACTTCGATGATAGCCCAAGCCGAAACAGCCAGCACAATGGCTGCTCTTCATTCATTTTCTAGCACCGCCGCTATTCCTATTGTTGGCCCAGCCGCCGCGCCCGGCGCTGCGGCGGCGGCCAAGTCAGCCACCTTGCCATTGGTGGCGTCGGTGGCCGCATCTTCATTTGCTGGTTTATTCGATCAGGGTGGCTCCATCGGTTCTGGGAAGTGGGGAATTGTCGGCGAGCGCGGTCCAGAAATTGTTCAAGGCCCCGCTCATGTAACGGGCCGCAATGACACGGCAAGGATGATGGGTGGCGGCAATGTCACCGTAAATCTCGTTGAAGATGCGAGTAAGGCCGGGCAGGTAGACAAGGCTCCAAGTGCTGACGGAATGACGATCACGGCGTTCGTTTCAAGCATTCGCGGCGACGGTCCTGCTGCTCGCGTGCTCGAGCAAACCTACGGCTTGAGACGGGTGGGCAGCTAATGGCTACAGAGATCGATTTTCCGTCGCATCTTCCTTGCGGGCAGCGTGACGGGTACGGCTTGCAGCCAGTCCAGCCGTTTGCCAGAACGGCTATGGCTACAGGTAGGGCTAGGCAGCGTCGGACATTCACAAATGTTCCAACAATGGCCGATGTTAGCTGGCTGATGACGCCAGAGCAGGCGATGTTGTTTGAGGCGTGGTTTAGAGATGCGATCAATGACGGCGCGGACTGGTTTAATTGCGACCTTCGCAGCCCGCTGGACGGACGCAGCATTCCTGGCGTTAGTTCGTATGAGTGCCGATTTACCGAAATGTACGAAGGCCCGCGACCCTTTGGCGCGTCCGACTGGAAAATAAGCGCGAAGCTTGAGCTTATTGATAGGCCTCTTTTGGTGCCGGGCTGGATAGATTTCCCTGATCTTATTCTTGGCGTTTCGATCATCGATCAAGCCATCAATCGCGAGTGGCCGGAGGCCTGATGCCATCTGAAGCGCTTGCAACAATTTACGCCAGTGCGCCAACTGATGCTGTTCTAATTCCTACGTTAGAGGTTTTGATACCTGGCAGTGATCCTATTCGTGTTTGCAATGGTTACCAAGACCAAACGCTTACGCTTGAAAATAGCGATGTCGTGGAATTTCTAGCGGGCAATTTGGTTATTGAGCTACCCGAGAGAAACGATACGGGAAAGCAAACTCTAAAGTTCGGCTTGTGGAATGTTTCGGGTGATGCGCAGGTCGCGATAGAGCTTGCGCTAGAATCGGCCGATGAGACGTTTATCGTGTATCGCGAATATGACAGCCGTGATCTTTCTGGCCCCGCTAGTCAGCCGCAAACGTTCACATTAGTGGGCGGCACGTTTGAGGGGCTTGATGTTCAGTTTGAAGCGAGCTACTACGACATACTTAACACGGCGTGGCCGCGCGAGCGTTACAACAGTTTGAATGCACCTGGCATTCGATTCTTGTGATCGACCATTACCTTTCCACGACTTACCAGCGCTATGGTCGCGGGCCTGATGTGTTCGATTGCTGGGGCTTGGTTAGAGATGCGCGCGTGACAATCTTTGGAAAGCCCTTGCTAGCCAGCTACGGCGAAATTGGGGGTGATGATGCGCGAGGTATGACAGAGGCTGTCAATGCCACTATCGCGAGTGATTTGGTGCCAGTTAAGAAGTCGATTGGCGTTATGGCGATGGGTTGGCGAGGGCGTTTGTGTGTTCACGTTGGGATTGTTGTTGAGGTTGACGGCCGACTATGGGTGCTAGAAACCGATGTTTCTACCGGGCCTGTTTTATCACGCATTTCTGATTTTGAATCCCGCTATCTAAAGGTCACCTACCACGATGATTAACGTCTACCCGTCTGTCCTTCCCGGTGATCCGGTTGAAATCCACGAGGTTAGTGGATTGACTGTTGGTGACTGGATGACGCAAAACGTTCCGGGTTATTTAGCCGGCGACAATCAGCCGGTTAGCGTGACTCTGAACGGCGAGCTATTGGCTCCGAGGAAGTGGGCCTCAGCACTGGTTGGCATCGATGACGTTGCTGATATTCGCGTTCAGCCGGCGGGTGCCTCGTTGGCTGTTGCCTTCAAGTCCTTGCAAGAGGTCTTCCGTCCAATTGTTAACGCGCTGACGCCCGATATTCCAAATCAAAGGTCACCGGGTCAGTCTCTCGATTTTGCTAACTCGGCAGGTAACGCTGCGCGGCTTGGCCAGTCGGTGCCGGAGTCATTTGGATCTTTGCGGGTTTATCCTGATTTCCTTCTTCCTCCCGCCCGACGCTTTGAGAGTAAGCGTGTGCAGAGTTTGCGCATGTTTTTGTGTGTTGGCGTTGGGATTTACGACATTGGCCTCAGCGACGTGCGCGTGGGTGACACCTCTTTTGATCTTCTTGATGATGCGAGCTATACCGTTTACGGCCCCAATGAAAATGTTTCAGCTGACCCTTCTGCGGAGTTTTGGCACAACGTTGAAGAAGTTGGGAGTACATCTGCGGGTGGGGCTGGAATTGATCTTGGTGGAATATCCGGCGTTACTGTTGCTGCCTCGGCTAGTGCTTATACGTTTTCAGGAACAAGCATATTCGTGCCGTCCGGTGCGGGCGAGTTCCCATCCGACTGGAACAGCACTTTAACAGTCAGGGTAGAGCAATATTTTATTTACTCGATAGAGTCTGGCGGCGCGCGTGATGTTATACGGGGAAATCTAGACCAGATCGGATTGTTTGCCGGGATGCTGATTGAGATAGCCGGGGATAATTCTGATCTTTATAAGGTCCACAGCTTTACAGCGTCGGTGCCTGATGCTGCCGGTTCCGCATCAATCTTGACGGGCAGTGCGGCACCTGCGACATATGATTTTAGTGTTACGTCTGCGACATTCTCAGTTTTGCTCGATGGCGATAGCCAATCGATTACTGTCAACACCAACGTTGTGAATTTGGCGGGGCTTTTGGCTGAAATAAATTCACAGCTAGATCCGACTGTCGAGGCCGAGGATTCTGCCGGCAAGGTTCGGCTGGTTGAGCAGGGGCCGAGCTATAGTGGAGCGTCGTTGATAGTCACGGGTGACACCGTTGATATTTTTGGTAGCTCTCCGGTGAGTGTTGATGGTGACGAAACAACGGTTTCGGCCGAGGCTGAGTTAACGCTGTCTTATGATAATGGCGATCCGGTTGTTGGGTTTTCTCCGGCTTTGTCGAGAATGGCGATCGGTTATCGCGGCATGCTTTATAGTGTTGTTGCCGCCGATTCGGATGAAATAGAACTTGGTCGCCTGGATGATACGGGCGCCCCAGATTTGTCGTGGGCGGGCTTCGATACTGAAACAACAACTGATGCTGTTATATCTGTTGCAAGTACGTCGGCATCTGTTGGTTGGTCAGGCCCTTTTACTGCTTGCCCTGACGGCCAATTTACTGATGAAATTGAGTTCGACACATTTTTCCCTCAAGGATTGTCTTATACAAAAGATAGCGGCAGTTTGCGAGGCGCCTATCAGTCTGTTGAGCTCCAGTGGAGAGACACAGCCATTGGCGGTGCTTGGAATTCTGTTGTGCAGGGCTATTTTCAAGGGACATATGACCAGATTGGTTTTAGT